GCTAATAAAACTGCGACACAAGCAGATAATGAGGATTCTATACAGCATTCAGTTGTTTCACTGGCAGTATCTAATATCAGCGAAGCATTACAAATGGCGTTACGTTGGTGTGCCAAGTTTGCCTTGCCTGATCACGATTTAAAGCCTGATGAACTGACTTATGTTATTTCTCAAGATTTTAATAAACAAAAATACAGTGTTGAACGTTCAAAACTGATTTTAGAGATGGTCCAAGGTGAGTTAATACCACCAGAAATTCTTTTTCAATATGAGCAAACTGGCACTTTCTCAGATGCTAAATGGGAAGAAATTGAGAAGAAGATTGAAGAATATCGGATGAGTAAGCCATTAGGTAGCTATCAGCCATATCAAGGTGTAGATGATGAACGATCTAGAGGTACAACAAGCGATAATTGATGCCTTAAATCAGCATAATTCTTATCTTCAACGCCTATCCTCAAGCTCTATTCATGAAATTTTAAATCATTTTGATGACTTATCATTGGAGATGCTAAAACAACTCCGTGATTTGTTGGATGATTTAAACGAAGCAGAAAAAACAACTTTAACGAGTGGGAAATATACAACAGCATCATTAAAAGAAATTCAGGGAGTAATGACGAATTGGCAACAGTCAATCTCTACTATTCTTCCTGAAATTCTTGATATTTCGATGATTGCTTTGGCTTCTTATGAATCAGCATATATCTATAAGTTGGCAAATAAAAGAGCTCCAGTAATTAGTGGTAAAACTCTGCTGAATAAGGCAAAGAAAACACCTTACGCTGGTGGTCAATTATTGGATTATATCTTTCCGAATGTCGCTGAAAGTGTTCGAAAAAAAGCTGAATATGTTATTCGTGATGGTGTTTCAAATGGGCAAACAAATCAGGAAATTATTCAGCGTATTAAAGGAACCAAAGCGCGTAATTATGCTGATGGTTTGTTGAATCAAACTCGGAATGTAATTGATGCTGAAGTTAGAACAGCAAGGGCTCACATAAGTAATAATACTTATGTTGAAACATGGCGAACACTTGGCTTTGAGTTTACTAAAGATATAGCTACTTTAGATGGTCGTACAACACCTATCTGTGCTAGTCGGGATGGTCGTGTACAGAAGTTAGATGCCAATCATCAAAGACCACCATACCATTTTCGCTGTCGTACAGTTCAAGTCGGATGTGACAAAGATGGAAAATTAGATGGTACAAGACCATTTGTTGCGGATAACCGCCCTGTAAAGGGTATTCCAAAAGATCAGCGAGATGGAAAGATTGGACAAGTTGATGCGAATACGACTTATAAAGAATGGTTTGGACGACAAGATGATTCTTTTAAAAAAGAATGGTTAGGTCCTACAAGATTTAAGTTTTATAAGGAAGGTAAGTATTCGATTGATAAATTTGTTGATCCCATTTCTGGACGAAATTTTACTCTGAAAGAATTAAAAGAAAAAGATTTCAAATCTTTTAAGAATTTTGGATTGTAATTACATATTGTAAAAATTCTACAATCTTCTAAATGAAGATTTATGGTATAAATTTAATTAGTTTTAAATTTCTATTAATGATAGGAGTTAAAAAATGCAGAAATCATATTTCTATCTCAAAACTTTTGATCTTAAAATTGATGATGGGCGGGAACATAATGTGGTAAATATTGGTCTATTTAGTTCTCGTGAAAAAGCTATTGAACATGTTATTGCTCTTGGAAAAAGTCTGGAGTCAGAAGGTTATGAGTTTGCAATCATAGAATTATCATTAATTGCTTAAAAATTTATTATTAACTATTAAACCGCCGAAAGGCGGTTTTTTATTGCCTGAATTCGGATGAATAAGGCGCAACGAGCGGAAGCTTAATTAAAAATGGTGGAAACCTATGAAACTTAAAACGATTCAAATCGAAAATAAAACTTACGCAGAAGTGAATGAAGAAGGTAAACCTTTATACCTCCATGAAGATGGAACAGAGATTGCCTTTGATGCACCACATGCGATTGCAAAAATTAATGAACTCGGATCAGAAGCAAAAAATCATCGAATTGCTAAAGAACAAGCGGAAGCAAGTTTAAAAACATTTGAAGGTTTAGATGCTGAAAAAGCCCGAAATGCTCTAAACACCATCAAAAACTTTGATGATAAAAAGTTGATTGATGCAGGGGAAGCAGAACGGGTACGAACTGAAGCAATTGATTCTGTGAAACAAACTTATGAAACACAACTTGGTCAAATCACATCTGAACGTGATGCATTTCAACAGCAATTACATAATGAATTGATCGGTGGTGGATTTGCTCGTTCTAAGTTTATCCAAGAAAAAGTCGCTGTTCCTGTTGATATGGTTCAAGCCATGTTTGGTCAAAACTTCAAGGTCGAAGATGGCAAACCTATCGCATATGACAGTAAAGGTCAAAAAATCTATTCCCGTACAAATCATGGTGATGAAGCTGCTTTTGATGAAGCTTTAGAAATCTTAATCGGTGGATACCAACATAAAGATTCTATTCTAAAAGGTTCACAAGCAGGTGGTGGTGGTTTTTCAGGTCAAGGCGGACAAGGGGGTGGCAAAGCGATGTCACGTCAAAGCTTTGAACAGTTAGCACCACCAGAAAAACAAGCATTCATGAAAGATGGCGGACAAATTACAGAAAATTAATTTTGGAGATTAGTGAATGTCTAATAATTTAAATGGCTTATTACCAACGCTATATGCAGCACTTGATATTGTTTCTCGTGAGATTACTGGATTTATTCCTGCAGTTACACGTGATACTGGTATTGAACGTGCTGCAGTTGGTGATGATGTAAAAATTCCAGTAACAACCGTTGCAGAAGCACAAGATACTAAACCCGGTGTACATGCACCAGACGCAGGTGATGGTACGGTAGATAACATCGTGGCTAAAATTACCAAGTCACGAAATGTACCGATCCGCTGGAATGGTGAAGAAACTCGTTCACTACAAAATGCAGGTACCTTTGCCGCAATTCAAACCGATCGTTTTGCTCAAGCTATGCGAACGTTGGTGAATGAAATCGAACGAGACTGTTGGCTAGAAGCTTATAAAAATGCATCAATTGCTTATGGTGCCGCAGGACAAACGCCGTTCAGCACTGCAGCTGATATGACTGATTTTGCTGGAACATTAGGTATCTTGGAAAACAATGGTGCGCCGCGTAATGATCTGCAATTAGTGTTAGGTCATGCAGCAATTGGTAATTTGCGTGGTAAGCAAGCAGGATTATTCAAGGTCAATGAAGCCGGTCGTGATGACATGCTACGAAATGGTATGACTGACCGTATTATGAACTTTGCGATTCGCCACTCGCATGCAGTCGGTGTACATGCTAAAGGGACTGGTGATGGTTATCTTGTAAATGGCAGTTCATCAGTTGGTGATAAGTCTATTGCTGTAAGCACCGGGACTGGAACAATTCTTGGTGGAGATATTGTGACATTTGCGGGTGATGGTACTCAATATGTGTCTGGTGGTTTAGCAGGATCGAACTTAATTCTTAATCATGGATTGGCTTTAGTTCCAGCTGATAAAGCTGCAGTTAGTGTTGGTAATAACTATGTACCAAACCTCGCATTTTCACGTTCAGCAATTGCATTAGCAACACGTACTCCTGCTTTACCTGAGGGCGGAGATAGTGCAGATGATCGTACGCAAATTGTAGATCCTGTTACTGGATTGGCATTTGAAATTGCGGTTTATCGCCAATACAAACAAGTTGTCTATGAAGTCAGTTTGGCTTGGGGTGTCAAAGCTATTGCACCGCGACATATCGGACTACTTTTAGGTTAACCAATAGGGCGAGAAATCGCCCTTATTTTTTGGAAAATAGAAATGACTTTATTAAATACAGTCCAAATCAAAGATGGTAATGGATACCGTGTAATCAACGAGTCCGACTTTATTCATGGACAACACGAACTCTATGGTGATTCAAAATTATCCAATTTGACTAACCAGGCTTCAGATGTTGGCTCAAGTTTAGAAGACAAGAAACAATTAAAAGAAGCTGAGATTAAATTAAAAGATTGTCTAGAACAGCTTCAAATCGCTCAAGGTGAATTTATTGCATTTAAAAACAACATTGATGCGATGAAAGCCCGTATCACCGAATTGGAAGCAAATGCCGATAAAACGGATGAAGAAAAACCGAAAACAACCAAAACAAAATAGGTGAGTCATGAGCTTTATCACAGTAGATGATGCAAATCGTATATTGGGGAGCGACTTTGCGCCTGAAGGTGATAAAGCTCGTTTAATACTGTTAGCCAATACATGGATGAAGAATGAAATTGGTTTTGTTCCTGATCCAATTGATCCTTTATTGCAAGATGCAGCATGTGAAATCGTGAAAGGTATTAAAACTGGTGTGATTTATTCTGGTGTTTCACGACAAACAACGAGTGAACGTGTAAAAGCCGACTCAGTTGAAGTTGAGGAATCTTTTGTTGAGGGTAGTCGTGAAATTTCAGAATTTGAACAGATTGCCAAAGCATTCATAAATTCGTTAGATCTAAAGCCCAAAGGATTTACATTCAAGGTGTATCGAGGATGAGAGATAAGATTCAATCTAAAGTGGCTAAGGCTTTTAATACTAAGCTTGCAGATACAATCACCACTTTCACATGTTCTAAAGAAATCCAATCTGGTGATTTCGATTTTGACTCACAGACTTACCCCACAGTGATTGTTAAGCAATACTCAGGACGTGGCGTATTTGGCTCATATAAGCGAGATTTGGTTAAGCCTATCGATTATCAAGTCGAGGATATAAAAGCCATTATACTTCAAAATGAAGTCAGCCAAGAGCCTCAAATTGATGATGTTTGGTTGACAAGCAAAGGTCAATTTAAAGTTTTAAATGTTGCTGAAGATCCGAGTGGAAGTATTTTGTTTTGTCAATTGCGTAAGTAAAGGACCAATTAGATTGTGTAATTTATTACCTGAATAATGTTTAGTTCTTTAATTAGCTGTGTTTATTCAAACACCATGAAACACATTGGTATCCAGTCTATGCTATAAATTGAACTTGATGTAAGAGGAGAAATCACTATGTCGATTGGAGATAAATCTGCTTATACAGCAAAATAAAAGCGTCAGGCAAAACATATTTATGAGAGCGAAAAGAAATTAGGTCGCTCTGATGAAGAAGCAGAACGTATTGCTTGGGCAACAGTAAATAAACAAGATGGTGGGGGAAATAAGAAAGCCCATTAATCTAAGTAAAAAATCCAC